CACAGGCGATCTTAACCAAAACAGATATTTAAGGCGCAGAAGGTCCTTTGATCCAAGGACCCGATGCAATCCACAGTGGGCTGCATCAGGGGCGATGAAGTCTCTCTCACGCAATATATCGACAAGATCCAGTAGATGAATTTCGCTGGTCTTGTTCAGTATATTATGTTTGATTGACGACATTTCCTTGCCTCGTAGAGCTAGCCTTTTGGCGAACTCTATTTGGCTGTTATCCTTGTCTCCAATAACTGATTTGCTTAAATTGATAGAAATACCAATTTTGCTCATCAGTGATTGGTAGCGTCGTGCCACTTCCTCATCATATATCACGACATCGTCTCCAAGGAGCCTATAATTCTTGAAGAACTTTAGCGGTTTTCCGCTATGGAACTTCTCGTAATTTGCGGCAAATTGGATGATATCGTGATGCCATAGGGAAAAGCTTGGGAAGGAAGATAGTAAGCCTAACGGCTGACCTACCGACCATCTTACGCTTTTCTTTAATGGTTTGATGTAGAAGTTACGCTTCGTCATTACTCTGTACCAGCTATCGGCTACATCTAGACCTGCCATCAACTGAAGACGGTATTTCTGCATTTTTGCAGGAATCCTATCTGACGCTGATGATAGATCGAAACAATACGTCGGTTTACCTCTGCTATGCAGTACGAGGCTTAGAAAGCCTTTATTCTGATTGCTTGTGGTATCCGTCGGTATTGACTGTAGTGTCCTGTATAGAGAAATCTGTACAGGCTTTAATGATAACTGTGACCAGTAATCTCCAATTGCAAACTTTCGTGTTTTACCACCAGGTTCGGCTGAAAAGCCTATCCTACCGGTATATACGTCTGTTTCGGTCTCTGTGAGTTCAGCCTGTTTCTCCATCCATGTAGTTATCCAGTCCTGCCCTAGGGCAGAATTGAGTTTCTTCATGGCCGGGTACAGTTCTGAATCCATAGTTACCGCCTTTGCATCAAGATGAGAACATGCTACCGCGGGTCCGTTTGGACCTTTTGATAGTGTTGTTAACACCTTACTGTAAGGGGCGATTGGATCATTCAGAGAACCAAGGTACCATTTACGGTTACGGGTAAACTGTCTAAGGAATTTATTAAACTGCCTGGTGAGATCCAGAACGGCACTCTCCTCTTGAGGAGTGTGCTCGTCCGTGATCGCCGCCAGATCAGAATAATCTATTCCTAAACGGATTTGCTCATAGCCACGAACGATACTAAGGGCGATACGTTGTTCCTCTCTATTACCTTTGATGAGTGGTCTTAATGACCACAAGGTTTTAGGGAGTCCCAGCTTATCGACTCTGGTGAACGAGAGCGGGCGGGTGGGAAGCTCTAACAGATAGTTGCGTAGAAATATGTAACTCTCTTTATAGCGACCTAAGGTGTGTTCCTTTCCATGGTTCTTTATAGAACTATGGAATTCGGTTTCATACTTAACCCAAATGGATTGCACTTTATTATACGAAACGTTCTCCAGTTTCAGAGAAGCTATCATAGCTAATCTGTTTCTGTTGAGCATTTGTTATATTAAGTGCTGATTTATTTGTGTTGCTCTCTCGCGCGGGAAAGCGCGGTGCCTCCAAATCAACATTAG